GACACAGGCACAGCGATAGGCACAAAGGTGCGGATAGTAGAGAACAAACAATTCTATGCAACAGGAGGTTTTGATAATGCGGGTCTCTTCGGTCAACAGGCGTTCAAGGGTGGCGGTAAGTACATCACGGTTACTGAAGGCGAGGCGGACGCAATGGCTGTCAACGAAATGTTTGACGGGAAGTGGCCCGCAGTCAGCATCAGATCAGGAGCAGCAGGAGCAGCCAAAGACATCAAAGCCAGTCTCGAATGGCTAGAGACCTTTGACCACGTAGTCATCTGTTTTGACAACGACAAGGCAGGACAGGAGGCGGCACGATCAGTGCTTGATCTGTTCACCCCCAACAAGGCTAAGAACGTCACGCTACCTATGAAGGATGCAGGTGATATGCTCTCAGCCCGTAAGGTGCAGGACTTTGTCAAGGAGTGGTGGAATGCCAAGGCGTATCAGCCCGATGGTATCGTAGCGGGCAATGAGACATGGGACATGATCATCAAGCAGGCCGATGTCAAGTCAATAGACTACCCGTGGGCTTGCCTCAACGAGTACACGCATGGCTTTAGACGCAAGGAGCTAGTCACGATCACATCAGGGTCAGGCATGGGCAAGTCACAGATCGTCAGGGAGCTAGAGCATTACCTGTTGGGCGCAACGGAAGACAACATAGGTATCCTAGCACTGGAAGAGGATATACCCAAGACAGCACTAGGTATCATGTCAATCGAGGCCAACAAGCAGTTACACCTTGACAAGACAGTGACACAGGAAGAGAAGAAAGGATACTGGGACAGGACGTTAGGGTCAGGACGTATCTATATGTTCGATCACTGGGGTAGCACAAGCGAGGACAACCTGTTAGGCCGTATACGATACATGGCTAAAGGTCTGGACTGCAAGTGGATCATCCTAGATCACCTTAGTATTGTGGTGAGCGATCAGGACAACAATGACGAGCGTAAAGCTATTGACAGTATTATGACAAATCTTAGGAAGCTAGTGCAGGAGACAGGTGTAGGGCTATTCCTAGTGTCACACTTACGCAGACCTAGCGGCTCTAAGGCGCATGAGGATGGCGGTAGGATCAGCCTAGGGGAGCTACGAGGCAGTGCAGCAATCGCACAGCTTAGTGATATTGTTATTGGTTTAGAGCGCGACCAACAGCATGCCGACCCTACTACACGCAACACAACCTGTGTCCGTGTGTTAAAAAATAGGTTCGTGGGGTTGACAGGGCCTGCCTGTTACCTGTATTATGATAAGGAGTCTGGTCGAATGATAGAAACCAGTTGTCCTACAGGTGACGAAGCGGAGTTCTAGTGATGAAACAGTTTGTATTTGACATAGAAGCCAATGGGTTTGACCCAGACACAGTGTTTTGTGTATGTATCCATGAGATAAAGAACGAAGATAACATGTATGAGATACATCAGGAGTGTCTCAAGAGAGGCAGGTTTCAGGATTGGTTAGATGCAGAAGGCGAGTGTGAACTGATAGGCCACAACATCATAGGTTATGACGTACCTGTATTAGAGAAACTGTTGGGTGCAGACTTTAGCAAGTGTAAGATCACCGACACTCTAGTCATGTCAAGATTAGCTAGCCCATCACGCGAAGGTGGACACTCACTGGAGAACTGGGGCAACACACTGGGACAACACAAGGGAGACTTCAATGATTTTACTACGTATTCAAGGGAGATGGTGGAGTATTGTAAGCAAGACGTTAGGGTTAATGTGTTGGTGTACAAGAGATTACTTCTTGAGCTTGCAGATTTTGGAAGTGAAAGCATTAAACTTGAGCATCAAGTACAGACTATTATTAATACTCAGATCAAAACAGGATGGCTCTTAGATCAAGAGAAGGCATTCCTTTTATTAGCGGAACTCAAGGAGAAGAAGTATGAGCTTGAAGACAAGGTACATGAAACTTTTAAACCACTACCGACATTTATCAAACAAGTTACACCGAAAGTTAAGAAAGATGGTGCGTTCTCTGTTGTCGGACTCAAGTTCCTAGGAGAGCAGTGGGTCACAGCGGCAGCACCATTCAGTCGCATTGATTGGCCCGTGTTTAACCTAGGCTCACGACAGCAGATAGGCAGACACCTAGAGTACTTCGGTTGGAGACCCAAGACGTTCACTGAGACAGGACAGGCCATCGTAGACGAGGCGGTGCTGAAGGAAGTGAAAGGAATACCAGAGGCTACACTGATTGGCGAGTACCTGATGATCCAAAAGCGTATCGCGCAGGTACAGAGTTGGTTAGACGCAGTCAAAGATGACGGTAGAGTACATGGGTACGTTAACCCTAACGGTGCAGTAACGGGCCGTATGACACACTCTAGTCCCAACATGGGGCAAGTACCCGCAGTCTACTCACCCTACGGCAAGCAGTGTCGTGATGTGTGGACAGTACCGAAGGGTTACAAGCTAGTAGGTATGGATGCTTCAGGTCTTGAGCTTAGAATGTTGGCACACTACATGAATGATGAGGGATACACTAATGAAATACTCACGGGAGATATACACACAGCAAATCAGTTGGCTGCGGGCCTTGAAAATAGAGATCAGTCGAAAACTTTCATCTACGCTTTTCTTTATGGGGCAGGAGATGCCAAGGTCGGAAGTATCGTTGGAGGAACTAGGCGTGATGGTGCGAGACTTAAAGAAAAGTTCCTTGCAAACACGCCTGCTCTTGGAAAGCTACGAGAACGAGTTGGACTGGCGGCTTCAAGAGGCTATGTTTATGGACTGGATAGGAGAAGGGTGTCCATACGATCAGAACACGCGGCATTGAATAGCCTTCTTCAGTCAGCAGGTGCAATTGTTATGAAGAAAGCACTGTGTTTACTGGATGAGTACGCTACGATATGGGGCATTGACTATAACTTTATAGGGAACATTCACGATGAGATCCAAACAGAGGTCAGAGAAGAGAAGGCAGAGGTTTTCGGAAGGCTTGCCACAAGTTGCATCCAAGCAGCAGGAACTTTTTACAACCTCAACTGCCCCCTCGCAGGGGACTACAAGGTTGGAGATAGTTGGGCAGATACACACTGATAAGACCTGCATAAGTTGTGCTGTACCACTAACAAAAGATAACTGGTGGCCTTCCTTTGTAATGAAGAAGCACTACAAATGTATAAACTGTTACGACATACGCAGGACAGAGAACAGCATTAAGAGAGGCAACAGATCGCCTAGTCTATTAGCTAAACTGTTCGGCCTCAAAGCCAAGGATGTTTATGACCAAGTAACGGAAGGCTCAGTGTATGTGATAGCTAACAAGGCATGGGACGGTTGGGTGAAGGTAGGCATGGCTATTGATGCAGAGGATAGGTTAAAAAGTTATCAAACCTCTTCCCCTTTCAGAGATTATATGTTATACTATAGTTATACTACAAGCAACAGAAGGAAGTCTGAAGCTGAAGCACACAAGCTGTTGGAACAGAAGTATGAGAGAAGGAACGAGTGGTTCCTTTGTACACCTAGTCAAGCGATAGAGGTTTTAAATGGACAAGTCAACAGATAATGTAGTCGCTGACATCTACGCACTGATGGAAAGCAAGGACGCTGACCCATCTGTGGACGTAGAGGCAGAGATTGAGAGGTTCGGTGAGGGTGTTAAAGCCTTGATGCGTACAGAGTTTGGTCGGAAGAAGCGAGAGGATAACCGGAGGCTACGCCTCAGTAACATCGGCCGCACCGACAAGTACTTATGGAACCACTTCAACGGGACTGACGGTGAAGAGTTACAGCCACACACCTACGTCAAGTTTATGTATGGTCACTTGATTGAAGAGATGTTGTTGTTCCTCACACGCATGGCAGGACACAGCGTGACTGACGAACAGAAAGTGTGCAAGGTAGACGGTATCGTAGGACACATGGACTGTAAGATTGACGGTGTTGTTACTGATGTCAAGTCAGCAAGTAGCTTTGGGTTCAAGAAGTTTAAGGAAGGCACGTTAGCCTTTGATGATCCGTTCGGTTACATTGATCAGATCAAAGCATACGCTTACTCAGAGGGTGCAACAGAGTTCGGTTGGTTAGCAATGGACAAGGCCAACGGACACCTGACCTACCTCAAGTATGACTTAGCTGACACAGAAGCACCAGTGTATGACATATTAAAACAACCCATTACTGAGAGGGTGGCCCATGTAAAAAAGCTAGTAGAGCAGCTAGAACCGGACGCACTGTGTTATCAACCCGTACCGGACGGCAAGTCAGGAAACTTAAAGCTTGCTATTGGTTGCTCGTACTGTCAATTCAAAGACCATTGCTACCCAGATTTAAGAGTCTTCAACTACGCATACGGGCCAAAGTATTTATGTACCGTAATCAACGAGCCAAAAGTAAGGGAGATTACTTTCGATGAAACAGGCTTTTAGATCAGGGTTAGAGAAGAAGTTATCAGAGAAGCTAGACGGGCAGTACTTGTTTGAACCTTACGGTCTGCCCTATACCACACACAGGAAGTACCTACCGGACTTTGTACACGAAGACAAGGCAGTACTGATTGAATGTAAGGGCTTCTTCAGAGTAGGTGATACACAGAAGTACAAGGCTATTAGAGACTCCATGCCTGAGTGGGAGATTATTTTTGTCTTGTCTAACCCAAGCAAGCGGGTACGCAAGGGAGGCAAGATGACAATGGGGGAGTGGTGTGAGAAGGAAGGCTTTAAGCATTACACAATAGACACTTCAAAGGAAATGACCAAGTATATTAAAGGGAAGAAGCTACCATGCCTATAACCTTAGAGGAACTTAAAGAACAAGTGATAGCTACGCTAGACGAAGAGTTGATATGTGAGATGTTGTCAATCAGTACGTCAGATTTAGTGGATGCTTTTGAGGATAGGATACTTA